GGGGGAACTGATGCCATAAAGGGAGTAAAGAATACCGACCCCAGTAGGCTGGGCAGAGCCTGTTGCACCGCCGTTGTTAAAGGGCGGCAAATTTGAGTACCCCACGCCGGAGCCTTTGCCGCCAGGGCAAATCACCAGCGAGCCAAATGAAGTTGTTCCGCCATTGCCGCCATTGCCACCAGCGCCGCCATTAGGCTGGCCACCGGAGCCGATAGTCACATTAACTGAGCTGAAACCTGCCGTAATAAGTGCTTTCGCATACGTACCGTTTGAACCTGCTGCGCTAATCGCATTCTCACCTGTGCTGGTTGCGGTTAAATTGCCGCTTGCGCCGCCCGCGCCTGTCTGTTCAACAATAATCCAGCGGGTTCCCGCCGTAGGCGTGTAGATCCCAGAAGTAGTCATTTTTCGGAAATTCAATAAACGTCCGGGGATCGCATCGAGGCCAAGGTATTCCACCATCTCACCGGCGTTATTTTTGCCAATAAGTTGGCGCCCTGCCGGGGTGGTATGTGTAAAGTCAAGAAGAGGATTCCAGCCGGAGAAATCATCGCCGGAAAGCGCTGCGGTCGCGATTTTTCCCGACTTGCTAACGGCAATAAATGTCACTTCACCACCGTTGTTTTCTGAGTGCCGCATGGCCATGACATCGAAAAACTCGCTGTCAAACTCAGGCTCGTTAGTGTAAGTGCCAGGCGATGTTGCGGTGTAGATCAGACCCTGCGTATTGCGGATATGAAAGGGGATGTTATATCCGGCCGGCAGTATTATCCCTGTTACGGCCTTATCCAGCTTCTTCTCCAGTTCGGCTGCCATTGCTTTCACAGATGCATACTGCGCATGTGGGTTATCGGCAGCCAGATGTTTTTTCATTACCTCATCAGTATAGACCTGTACTTCAAGCGCTCTGTCATCGACATACTTGCGCGTCGCGAGCACAACCGCCGGGTCGATCTTCAGGCTTACCGCCGAGGTTGCGGAGACCACCAGCGCCATACGCAGGGTTTGCGTGCGGGCGCTGCCCTCCAGCAGAAGCGGTTTATACGTCTCCGGGCAGTTGGCAACGGCAATCAGCGTACCATCGGCGTCATAAAGGCCGATTTCACGGATCCAGAAACCGCCTTCGTTCTCGGGGATGACCTGTTCGGCGATAATCTGGTTCGCGTCACCAGGGTCGACGAACAGCATATTCAGTGGCGCAATACGTTTCTGGTTAACCAGCTTCGTTTGTGCGGGATCGGGGGTAGGCAGGCTGCCGTTACCGTCACCGGTGGCCATATGGGTCAGTTTCAGCTGCGTGCCGAGCGCAGTGGCGTTCGCAAGCTTCGCGGTACCCTGGTTAGTCAAAATGGCAAAATATTTCATAGTCAGGCGTTCACTCTCAGGTTTGCGATTGAGTAAACGCTATTGTCGTGGGCATTTTGGGGAAGAGGCTATCGAATGCGGTTGGCTGCCAGGCGGGACAACCCGACTGGAAAAGGCCTGATGGCGACGTCGCCATCAGGCCTGGGGATGTTGTAGGCCGGGTAAACGCAGTGCCACCCGGCAAAACGGGCCGCAGCCCGTCATCTTTTATTGCGGCTGTTCAGGCCAGGCGATATCGGGCGCAGTCTTCGTGTCGACCTTTTGCAGCGCCTGAATATAACGCATCCAGGCGATGAGCTGCGCTTTATCATCATCGCTGATGATGCCGAGTTGCAGTTCGGTCTGCCACAGGCTGATGGTATTTTTCGCACTGCTGAGATGCCGGGTTTTGGTCAGCTCTGCCTGCGCAATTTGCGCGGCCTTCTGTGCGGCTTCATCCGTTACCCAGGCGCTGCCGTTCCAGACATCGTACGGCGTAGCGGGGGCAAGCGGGGTAACATCATCCGGGTAGTCGCCCAGTTGCGTCAGCGTCATTTTCTTCCCGGTGGACTTTTCATACACGTCGCTGCCGCGATAGTCAGGCACATACTCCCAGCCATCCCGCGCCATGTTGCGGCGCACTGCAAAGCCTGGTTTCGCCGCTAAAGGCTCATCAAGCGCCGAGTCGGCAGGGATACCGACACCGATGGCAAAATACTCGACGGTGCTGCCAATATATTCGCGGCTTGTCCCGTCAAAGTTATAGACGGTGGCAGTGCCTGCCTGGCTGGCTAATTGGTTTTCGTTAAAAATAGCGGTTGTCATTATGCTGCTCTCACGATGAAGTTAAAGGCGACGTTGCGTGGTCGGGTTTCTGCCGCGGTGCGCACGGCAAGGGAGGTGTCGAATATCCAGTTTGGAGCGCCATACCCTGTATCGGGTGAGTTTGAGGGGGTCAGCCCTAATGTCATCTCTTGTGAGCCGTCTGGCCTGAACGGACCTGATAACACGGACTCCTTGAATAGCTGAGTTCGCCCGAACATACCGGTAATATTCTGGATGGCATCCTCTTGTGATGACAACAACGCGCGCCCGCTATCCACTACACGCCCTGCATCCCAGCCGCGAATAAACTCGCCGCGCAGATCCGGCAGTAAACCGGCCGGATAAGCTTTGGCCAGACGTGGATATTTTGACTTATCGAACGTGGCGCCATTACAGACGAACCAGCCTAACGGTGGCTCCGCGAGCGGCCAGGCGATCGGCGCGCCTACCGGCAGAATGTAGACATCACTTGCCACAACGTCGTGCACATATTTGCTATTGGCAATTTGCTGACCGTAGTTACCGATCGGCATATCCGGAACCTTCGGGATGCCCGTAAAGGTTGGGCTGGCGAGCTGCGCATATTGCGGATGTGGATTGGCGGCCTTGAGGTGGTTATCAAGTAGCTCATCAGCGTACTGGCGGGTAGCCAGTACCACCGACGGATCGATTTTCAGCGTTACCGCCGCCGTTGAGGAGACGACCACCACCATACGAATGGTCTGCGTGCGTCCGCTACCCTCCTGCAACTGCGGTTTATAGGTTTCCGGGCAGTTCGCCACCGCAATCAGCACGCCAGCATCGTCATAGAGGCCAATTTCACGGATCCAGAAGCCACCTTCGGTTTCCGGAATCACCTGTTCGGCAACAATCTGGTTGCCATTTTTCGGGTCAATCGAGAGCCGGTTTAGCGGCGCGATACGCTTCTGGTTAATCAGTTGGGTTTGCGCCGGATCGGGCGTAGGTAGCTGACCATTGGCATCGCCGACGGCCATCTGCGTCAGGTTGATTTGCGTGCCCAGCGCGGCGGCGTTCGCAAGCTTCGTCGCCCCCTGGTTAGTCAAAATAGCGAAATATTTTGCGGTCATGCATACGCTCTCAGGTTGTTTGTTGAGAAGTGAACGATGGTGATATTTTCCGTTCAGCCGCAGACAAACACCATGAAGGGGCGTTGGTTGCGAACTCACACAACAGGGCGGGCAAAAAAAACGGGCGATGCCCGTTGGGATATAGAGAGGATTACGCTGCTCTGACGATGTAGTTAAAGGCCACGTTGCGCGGTCTTGTTTCCACGCCGCCGGTATTGCCAATTCGTCCTTTACTATGAAGCGTTGGCGAGGCGATTAAATCTCCTGTAGAAGATGATGCATCCAGGCCCCGGCCTTGTGTATAGGTCGATTTATAGATAACACCGATATCCCACTCTTCGGTTTCCTCATAGCGTGTATTAGCGACAACAAAATGCCGATGTTTTTCTAACATCCCGAGTTGAGTACTGAGTAATGCGCGCTCGGCATCCATTCCACGCCCATCATCCCACCCGCGAATAAACTCCCCACGCAGATCGGGCAAATTGCCTGAGGGAAACAGGGCCGCCAGCTTTGGATACTGCCCTTTATTAAAGGCCGCGCCGTTGCATTTAAGCCAGCCGGCGGGCGGAGTGGCAGACGGGTAGGGCAGCGGCACGCCCACCGGTGTGAAGGAGGCGATATCGGCAATCTGTAAATACTGTGGATGGGGATTCGCCGCCTTCAGATGTCCGGCCAGCAGATCGTCGGCGTATTTACGCGTTGCCAGCACCACCGACGGATCGATTTTTAACGTCACGGCTGCCGTTGAGGAGACGACCACCACCATGCGAATGGTCTGCGTGCGTCCACTGCCCTCCTGTAGCTGCGGTTTGTAGGTCTCCGGGCAGTTCGCCACCGCAATCAAGACCCCTGCGTCATCGAACAGACCCAGCTCGCGGATCCAGTACCCGCCCTCATTCTCCGGGATAATCTGCTCCGCTACTATCTGGCTTGGGTTCTCCGGGTCGACCGACAGGGCATTGAGCGGCGCGATGCGTGTCTGATTAATGAGCCGGGTTTGCGCCGCGTCCGGTACCGGCAGCGTGCCGTTACCATCGCCGATGGCCAGCTGCGTCAGGTTAAGCGTCGTGCCAAGCGCGGTGGCGTTCGCCAGCTTTGCCGCGCCCTGATGGGTTAAAATCGCGAAATATTTTACAGACATGGGATTCTCTCAGGTTTGTTGAGCAGTGAACGGTAGGGATATTTTCCGTTCAGCATCTGGCGGACGCCACGCGGCGGCGTTGGTCTGAGGGGCACACAACAGGGTAGATAAAAAAAACGGGCCGTAGCCCGAAGGGGAGGGTTAAACCGTGATAGTGAGGCTATCAATCAGGTGGATCGCCGATGCCGCATAGCTTTCGCCGCCGACAACAATCTCTTCCGGGCTGTAAGGGTAGACCGTCAGCTCCTCGCCAAGGTAGCAGGCCGCGCCAACGTAGCACTCGCCCTGGCTGCTGAGGCTGATATTCAGCTCCGTCAAATGGCGGCTTGCCGGTTTGGCATCATTAATCAGCCGCTCCAGCTCCTGGTACGTCTCCTCGGTAATGCCGTTCTCCTGGACGCCAATCACCAGCCGGAAGGTGCCGGGTTCGGCGTTATCCTGCCACCACTCGCGCAGCTCAATCAGGAAGCCAAGCGGCTCAACCACCCGGTGAATGGCGCTGCGCGTCCCTTTATGTTGATGGACGAAAAAGGAGGAGGCGATCACCTTACGTTTGGTCGCTTCCGGCCAGTTAAAATCCCAGCGGTCAACGGAGAGCGCCCAGGCGAGGTAGGGCAGCAGCTCGGCCGGGCAGGTTAGCGGATCCCACAGCGTGCGCAGCGGCACCGGTACGCGTTCAATCTGCGCCGCCGCGTGTGCTGTCGCCACCTCAAGAACCGATGAGCCAACAGGCAACAGACGGTCGTCACTCATCGGTACCTCCGGTGGTGATTTTCCACGCCGTACACCAGGAGGCCTGGCTCTGATCGAGCACAATATCTTGCTGCGGTGCGTTCAACACCACCCGCTGCACGCCCTCAACGTGGAGCGCTGCGTAGATTGCCGACAGGCGAATATCGCGCCCCAGTCGGCGCTGGGCAGTGATATAGGCTTTCAGCTTCTGCTCAGCCGCCTGGCGAATCGGCTCCGATTCAGGTCCGGGATAGAGAAAAAGCGTGGCATCAATCTGGTAGGGCACAATTTTAGCGCTCTGTACCGTCACGCGATCGCCGACGGGGCGCACATCCTCCGCGTTAAGCGCTTTATCGATAATCGCCAGCAGTTCAGGGCTGGCGGTACCGTCGCCTTCGCGGGAGAGCACGGAGATGGTGACGCAGGCGGGGGACGGGCTGACGGCAGAGATATCCGCCACGCGACCATCGGCGCTGCGGCCATGATACTCATACGCGCCCACCGGCCCGGCCACGCTTAGCCCTTCAAAAGCCTGCTGCGCGCGCAGGCGTAAATCGGTATCGGACTCCATTACTGCCGGCGTGGGCGGTATCGTGCTCTCATCAGCAGGGGCGATCACCAGCCGCGCGGTGTTGCTGTTCGCCGCGATGGCATCGAGATCGCCGCCTGAGGCATACGCCAGCATCACCGCGCGGGCCGCTTCGTTGACGCGCTGGCGCCAGATCACTTCGCGGTAAGCATTTTCTTCGAGAAACTTGGTCAGCGGCTCGGACTCCAGCGCCAGCGTACGGGCGATGGCCTCCTGCTGATCGGCGGGAAAGAGTGAAACAAGGGTCGTTTTGCGCTCATCCAGGATGCGCTCATAAT